CACAACCATTGTTGCCAATACAGAACCACTTTGAGTTGATATATTGCAGGGTGCAGGCATCACCAATTGTGTCAAATGTGATAGTACCTGTACCCGACGTTTTCCATCCTGCGTTGGTCACAGTGATAACCATGTCGCCGGTATCAGCGTACATGGCAAATGTTTTGATCTGACCTGCTGTACCAGCGGCCAATGTGGCTGTTTCGGCTGTGGCTGTTGAAAAATAACTGGCCGTTACAGCCAAGCTGGCAGCGGCGCTGGCAGCAAGATCTTCTGCGCTGGGCAAGTAAATAGGATCTCTATTTTGGTTAAGATCAAAAATGCTGATAGTAGTTCCGCCGTCGCTGGTTTCAAATTCATATTCATACACACCAGTTTTTGCAAAGGTGATAACATTGCTACTAAAACCCTGCAAATTGCTTGTGCCTACTGATACTGCGCCAGGTAGTATCAATGTATAAGCAGTATTATTCACAGTGATTTGCAACCGCATGGTAGCAACCTGTCCCGAAGCCGGGAAGTCGCTGAATGCTACTGTAACTGAACCACTAGTGGTCAATGTGTAATACGGAGCGGCTGCAAAGTTCAGTGTGGCTGAAGTAACTGAGCCCAGGGCAGCCTTGGGAGCACTGGCGGAAAGCAGTTGCACATTGCTAATCACACTGTTGTTCATGTTGTTGTCCAACGTGGTGCCAGTTAAAGCGGATTTTAGTACTGCTTTGCTTTGCAACTCTGTGATCTCATTACCAGCATACTCAAAGTTTGTTTTGGTATTGGTAAAGTTATCGCGAAAGCCTTGCGAATCGTTATCTTGACCGGCAACTGGGTAAGTGCCATCAATGTTGTTGGGGTTGATCTGACTAGTCATTGTTTATCCTAAAATATTTTGTTTGGGGAACACGAGATATTTATCATATGCATCGGTGTCGGTCCAACGATCTGCCGGGGCAATAAATCTAGTGCTGCCACCATCGAAAATTGTGGGATCTTCGCCCACTGTGATTAGATCCCAGGTGGCACCTGTGCCAGAACCTGTGATATTTGTACCCGAAATATTGGTATATATATCCCCTACCGACAACAACGGTGCTGTGCCACGTGCTCTAGCACCGACAATTGTACCCAATACGTCAACTTCTATAACTGTGACAATAACATCATTGACCCCATCTACTCCGCCAATTTGGCTGCCAAAAACTCTAATTCTATTGTCAACAGCATAGCCCACACCACCGGTAAAAATAAAACTACTGTCATTGGGTTCAGGCAGTTGATAGTGTGCATTGATGTCAAATGTGGTTGCTGCCGGTGGGTAAGGTGCCCAGTGTCCAGCCTGTGTGCTGTCTTCATATGGAACCCATCCATGAGTTAAACTACGATCTAATTCATACCGATCTACTTCAAAGTCCACAAGGTTCAATCGTTCACCAAACTGTTGTTGTATGTTGTACGCAACTCTACCACTTAGCCCAGGTTTGACATAAGCTATAACCCATGCTGGAACAAAGCCTAGCACAGTATTATCGGCTTGCTTCGAAGTCATCCACAGCGGTAGGCCTTGAGTGACTCGTCCCACAGTATCAATCACCTGGTCTCTCATGTTTGGCAAACTGTTGGGATATACCACACTGATTGTACCACCATCTTGCACCACGGGATAAGGTAGTGTGACTTGTTTGCCTACACTGGTGCCTTGATTGTTCAACAAATTGTCTATGATTGCACTGTATACAACTTCATACAGTACATTACCCGAACTGTCCAAGGCACGTGCTGTGTGCACTTTGCCTAGAGTTATGTCACGCCAGTAGTGATTCAATGCCAAACTTTGTACATACTTGTCTAGTGTGGATGCAGTAAGACCAAATGCATGAATATAAGTTACATCTGTTGCCACACTAAAATTAGGATCATCCCTGCGATACAACACACTTTCGGGTATGATGTCTTGATTTTGTATCAAACTGTTGATTAAATCACGATCTGACTGTGGCGGCATACACTTGATATACAAGCTTTCGTATGGTTCGTTGTATAGACGGTTCACAGTAACAGTAAACGTACGGAATACGCTCACAGCATTGATTAGTTCTGCTGCCGTAACTGTTACTGTGGCTGATGCACCGGTGCCTCCGCCGCCTGTGATAAACACCGCAGGGGGAGACAAGTAACCACTACCAGGATTGTTGATTGAAACAGCAGTGATAGTACCATTAGCAATGGTCACTGCGCTCACTGTGGCTTGTACCGAGCTTGAACTTGGGGGTGGTGGTGCTATGGTAACAGAAGGTGGGGTTGCATAACTGTAGCCTGATCCACCATTGGTCATCACAATACCCAACACTTCGTAACCTATGCTGTCGGTTTGTGGGGCATAAGCATTGACTGTGAATGTAAATTTTAAATCAAATGTGGTGGGATCTGGGTCCAACCGTGTTTCTCTTATAGTATCAAATGTGGTGGTACCGCCATCTAATGCAAATGTGTTAAAACTAACCTTGCCTGAAATGTTTCCTGATGACAACAATGTAAGTCCTTGCGGAAGCTTGCTGTCGCTGCCGCTGACTATTCGATACTGTAAGGTTCGTCCGCCAACGTTCACAGCCACAACTTCTAGCGTACTTGTGGCACCATTGTTGATGGTTCCAAGATCGGGTTCAGACAACCAAATAACTTCAGTATCGACATCTCCAATAACAGTCATTGTAAAGTTTATCGGTACAGATCTTATTGTGGGATAAGCAGTTTTATAAACTGTGACAGTGAATTGATATTCAACTTCTACTGACCCTTGTTGCTCCAAGTATCCATATAACCAACCTGTTTCTGGTTCAAGTGACAGCCCCGGTGGTGGAGATGTAGACAGTCCCGATGATGTTTCGTAAGTTAGCGCATCCCCGTCAAAATCTACGGCATCAAACTTAAAGTAAAAATAGTTTTCCGAACGAACACGCCCTAGGCTACCGGCCAATGTCAACAACACCGGTGTTCTTGTGGGTGTCACGTCGGCTGTGATCTCAGTGTTATCTGCTGTGAAATCAGTAGTGTCGGCACTCATTGAATCTTTGCTGTACACAAAGATTTCAAAGGTTCTAAAATTACTACCTTTACCATCAGTAACTTCCAAGGTAAACTGATAGTTTTTGCTGGTACTACGAGTGGTAAAATCGTTTGGATAAAGATCTTTGGGTGTAGCATCGTATCCAGCCGGTGCTGTAGTCGGTGGTCCAACTAGCGGTTCTATAACACCGGCTATTACACCTCTACTTGATATAACTACACCAGGAGGTAATGCCCCAGAAATTAATTTTATTGCAACTCTATCACCGGGGTCAGTGTCAGTAAATTCAATTGTTGTGCTAATTTCTGTACCATCGTAATAGGTACCAATATTGCCCGCAGGAGTAATAAACTCGGGTACGTCTTGCCCGGTTACAGTGAGTGTGAATGTTTGATCAGCCACACGATCAACAACTTCAACACCGTTAACTATTTTTTCAGTATAAGCACGTACTACAAACTTGGAGGTCACGTCACGCGAAACTTCTTGGGGCACACCTTGAAGGCTGGCAATAGCCTTTGGTACACCTTCAATCAATCCCGTTTTTGAGCATTGTATACCGGGCGGCAAAGCCCCTGCAATCATTTTGTAATAAACAGCATTAGGATTGTCGGGATCTGCTGGGTCAAATGCAAACAATGGAATCTGATAGAACACTCTCTCTGGAATAGTTCCCAATGTCCCCGGCACGGTAATCCATTGTGGTTTTGACATACTAGAATGTTGTACCTGTTAATACTCGCCAAATTTCACTAGTGCCATCATAGTTCAAAAAGCAATAATAAAAGTCACCTGTTGAACTTATTGCAGTCATGCCTGCAAGGTCTCCAGTTTCGCCCACTGCTGATGCCGGGGGAGTAGTTTGTAGCCGACTGTAAAGTTCAGCAAAATTGTTATTACATTTGACATAGGCTGTGCGTAATGGATCCCCTAAACCGTCGTTTGGGAGTGTGCCTACATTTATGACTTCTCTTGTCATGGGTTACCTCGCTTTGAGGTATTTATGGCATTTTATGACTTAGCCGGGGGAGAAACTTGAGCCGCAGCCGCAGGAAGTTTCGGCATTGGGGTTGTCAATCACAAAACTGGCACCCATGTCGGATTCGTCAAATCGAATTTTAGCACCTTGTAAATATTGCATGCTCAATGAATCGACCAGCACTTTTACTCCGTTATAATCAAAGTCAAAATCATCTTCATTTTTGACTTCATCAAACGTAAATCCATACTGCATGCCCGAACATCCACCGCCCTGCACAAAAACACGTAGTTTGAGATTGGGGTTGTTTTCTTCAGTGATCAGTGATTGAAGCTTGTTAACAGCTGATGTGTCTAAAATCATTTTGTATCCTTTTTGTTACTATAAGTAGTTGCGTATAGTATTTACAAATTTTTATGAACAAGTCCTATTTTTATAACAGACCAGATATTGAGAATTTACAAGAATATGGGTTAAAATTTGAGCAGACATGGCAAGTGACAGATTATTTCGAGCGTATTGTTGCTGAATATTTTGGCGCTCCTTACGCTGTGGCAACTGACTGTTGCACTCATGCCCTAGAGTTGTGTTTTAAAGCAATTAATTATCAAGGCACAGTAACAGTACCCAAACACACTTATATGAGTGTGCCCATGATGTTGGATAAAATAAACGTTCCATATCACCTGGTGGATATATCATGGGAAAAATGTTACAACTTGGTGCCGGGGCATATAATCGATGCTGCCACAATGTGGGAAGCAAATTCGTATCAAGCCGGGCATTTAATGTGCATTAGTTTTCAGTTTCT